ACTCAGTGCAAATTTCCTCACTTCGTCTACATTATTATAGAAATCATCAACAATAATTAAATTCGTTCTCATGGTTACTATGATAAAGCCTGAAGTTGAGCACAGCGTTCTTTATATGATAAATCTGTTTCTAATGATATGTATGTTGCAACTAAGATAACTCGACGACCATAGGTAGGAAACTGAGTTGCATGAGTTCCTGAGAATGTTATACACTCATCTTCTTCAGTAGGAGTATATGGAACTCCCTCAATCATGGTAGCTCCATCAGTAGGAGTCATATAAAGAATAAAATTTTGATGCTTGAAATCATGATCACTATGATAATAACCAATACGACTTTGTGTTGGTGTAACTGGATGAGTTGAGTTTACTGCCATCCGAAGAAACAAATAATTTGGTATTTGATTATAATCAAATATTTCACTTATCGTATTTACAAAGAGTTCATGTTGAAGAACTGCTGAAAAATGATAGCGATTAATCTCTGGACGATTTAGAATACAATGACTATATGACCAGTTTCCAGAGTTCTGATTACCTTCAGAGGGTTCATCAACTACTTCTCCATTAAAATGCCAAGGAAAATCTTCACTCAGTACAAATTCTTTTAATTTAAAATAATTTTCAGTTTTCGGATTGATGAGTTTTTTCATCGAGGTGAATCGCTGGTTCGTAAGTAATATCAGTTGATTTTAAATCTTTATTATAATAAGTCTCAACAGCTAGGTCTTCCATAATATCAAATAATTCTCTTTCTGTGACATCCCAGAAAATAACCTTCCCTTTTCTGAGAATGTTATATCTGTCTATTTTTTCTTCTTTTTTCGATTGTCCCATTGATAGAATACGTAAAGTCCGAGTAGTGTCCAAAAGACGGTTGTAAATCCAAGATGATTCATTACCAAGGAGTTCCTCCAATATTCGTGTCAATATAACTATTCAATTCGTTTTGCATGTTGGTAATTTGAGTACTGCCGATTCCAGTTTGTATCCAACCGATTACCTGTGATTCGGTCAGGTCAGTGTAAGGAACGAGTGAATCAGGGCGTGAGAACGTACATATACCAGTTGTACTATAAGTTTTAACTGAAGCACCTGTGGTAGATACTCCAGTATAAGTGTAGTACGCAGTGTGTACGTACCCATCTGACTCACGTATTAAATTTTCGACTTTAAATGTGTAACTTGTGTTCATATCTCTATGTATGAGGGTTATAATACTGTAACATCAGTATCAGAATGAATATAATCACAAGTATGGTAATTACTGCCATCATTAGATAATCCTCGTTTTTTCATGACCAACTCGAACACGAGGGTCGCACCAGATTTCAAATC